CGTGCAGGACAAGGCCTACCTCGGAGCCACCGACTGGATGCTCTCCGACATCCAGTACGAGCTGGTCCGGGTGATCGAGCGGGTCTACCTCCAGCAGACCTTCACCGACATGGGCTCATGGTTCGGTGGCTACTGGGCCAAGCCGTACCCGATGAAGAACCTGATCGTTGCCGAGTGGGGCAAGGGCGGTGGCAAGGACTCCACCGTGCGGGTCGCAGCCATGCGGGTCGCCTACCTGTTGATGTGCCTGCGCTCCCCCCAGCGCTACTTCAACATGCCGGAGGACGACTCGATCCACATCCTGAACATCGCGGTCAACTCCGCACAGGCCAACCGCGCCTTCTTCGAGCCCCTGACTCGGATGGTGAAGCGCGGCTGGTTCAAGGACAAGGCCGAGCCCAAGCGCGACACCATCGAGTACGCCAAGAACATCACTGCCATCTCCGGCCACTCCGATGCGGAGTCGCAGGAAGGCCTGAACATCATCCTCGGGGTCGCCGACGAGATCGACGCGTTCAAGGCCAAGGGCGAGATGATCGGGCAGGGCAACAAGGCCCGGGAGGCGAGCACCTCCGCCGAGTCGATTCTGAAAATGATCAAGACCTCCGCGTCGACCCGTTTCCCACAGAACTACAAGCGGGTCGCGATCTCCTACCCCCGCTACCTCGGTTCCACCATCCAGCAGCTAGTGGCCGAAGCCGAGCAGGACATCGCTGAGGTCGGATCTGAGCAGTCGATCTACTTCGCCTCCGGCCCATACGCCACATGGGACGTCAACCCACGTATTTCTGGAAAAGACGCCTTCGCGTCGGACTACCGCAAGGACCCGGAAGAGGCTGCGGCCAAGTACGAGTGCCGCCCCTTCCGAGCCACCGACTCCTACTTCCGCAACCCGGCGATCTTCCGGATGGCCGTCGACCGTCCGGACCAGCCCATTCAGGTCGACTACGAGGTTGTCGAGACCACCAGCAAGGCCACCGGCCAGACCGTCCGTGGGTGGGAGCCGGTCTTCACCTTCGCCGCCGACTTCCACCCTGTCGCCGGAGCCCGCTACGCCATGCACGGTGACCTCGCGGTCACGGGCGACCGGGCCGGGATCGCCATGAGCCACGTAGAGCACTGGGTTGATCAGACCGAGACCATGGAGGACGAGACCGGCTTCGTCTCCGCCTACACCACCACGGCCCCCCACGTCCGCAACGACTTCACCATCAGCCTCTCCGCCGACATCGCCGCCGTCGACCACGAGCGGGGTGAGGTACTTCCCCGGGAGATCCAGATCCGCTGGGCCCGCAAGCTCTGCTTCGAGCTGATCAAGCGCGGCTTCTGGATCGGGTCCTTCACCTTCGACGGCTTCCAGAGCGTCGACACGATCCAGATCCTGACCTCCCACGGCATCCTCTCGGAGCGCGTTTCCACCGACCTGAAGCCCGACCTCTGGAAGACCCTGAAGGACGTGGCCAGCGACAGTCGGCTCAAGATGCCGTTCAGCCAGCGGCTCCAGAACGAGCTGGAGGGCCTGTCCCGAGTTAATGGCAAGGTCGATCACCCCGTGAACGGGTCGAAAGACGAAGCAGACGCCTTCGTGTGCTCTATCGTGGGGGCTATCGGTATAGGCGGCGAGGAAACCCCCGACGGCGAGGCCATCGACTCTGGCGGCTCACTGTTCATGTTGGGGGAGCAGCTGGCTCCACTGGAGTATGGACAGGGAGCCTTCGAGCTTCCATTCGGCATGAAGGGGATGAGCATCGGTGTCTAGTACCGCTGTAGAGGACAAGAAGAAGCCGTCCGAGCTGTACTCCGAGATCCCGGAGTTGGGCTACGAGCAGGGTGTGGACTCCTCCTTGGCGTACACCACCCCGTTCAACCCCGTCGCCATGGGCCTGAAGAAGACCCCCTCTGAGGACCTCAACGAGGTGCTCAAGGACGAGTACAACGTCACGCGCCCCACCACCCGCCAGCTCGTCACCATGCGCCGTCTGGACGGCCACGCCCGAGCCCTGTACCGCCTCCTGACGCTGCCGATCCGCGCCTCGCTGGTGTCGGCCACCTTCAAGCCCGCAGACGGCGGAGAGGCCGAAGGAGAGTTCATGGAGGCCGTCTTCCGGACGGCTCCGGCCAACGGGGGCATGACCACCACCTTCCAGCGCTTCATGGGCCAGATGCTGGGAGCCCTGTTCGAGGGCTTCTCCTGTTTCGAGAAAGTGTTCTGGGTTCCCACCAAGGGTCCGCTCAAGGGCAAGTACACCCTGAAGAAGCTGGCCTACCGTCCCTCCGACACGATGACCTTCGTGGCTGACAAGACCGGTGGGTTCGCCGGGCTCCGCCAGCGTGCTGTCGTCGGTGGCAAGGTCACCGACGTCTTCATCGAGCCGGAGTACGCGTTCTACTACTCCGCGCAGGAGGACGAGCGCAAGTTCTACGGCGTCTCCTTCTTCGAGTCCGCGTTCCCGCACTACGACGCCAAGGCCAAGGCCTACTTCACTGCCCACCTCGCAGCCCAGCGGGCAGCTGTAGGCACCCGGATCGGCACCGTCCCCCCGAATGCCTCCCAGAACGCCAAGACCGAGTTCGCGCGGAACCTGAGCAGCCTCGCGCTGGCCCAGTGGATGATGATGCCCGAGGGCTTCAAGGTTGAGGTGCTGAAGGAGGGCGGGACCTTCGACTTCCTGAACCTCATCAACCACCACAACCACATGATGAGCGAGTCGATCCTAGCGGCCTTCTTCGACGCCGACACGGGCGGTGGCTCCGGTGAGTCCGGCTCATTGGTGAACTTCGCCACCCCCGGTGACGACATGTTCGTCTTGATGCTGCGGGCGATCATGGACGACGTCGCCAACCAGATCAACCACTACATCATCCCCCAGCTGATCGATTACAACTTCGACGGTGGCAAGTACCCGACCTTCACGTGGGGCACCTTCACCGACGAGCAGCGCTCGGCCATCGCAGCCACCTTCGACAAGCTCGCCACCTCCGGGCAGTCCATGAACGTCTCCGAGGAGTTCATGCGCGAGCTGGAGAAGACGCAGGCCAAGGAGATGGGGCTGGAGATCGACTGGGAGCTGGTCGAGGCCCGGGAGGCAGAGGAGAAGGCCGTAGCAGCAGCCCAGTTCGCTGGCGGTGGAGTCGGCCCCGATGGTCAGCCCCTGCCGGGAGCCGCACCCGATCCTGCACTGGCAGGAATCGCCGGAGCACCCGGAGATGTCACCAATGCCGAGCTGGGTGGCGCACAGGACCTGACCGACGTTTTGGGAATCATGGCCAAGAAGGCAGACAAGGCCGCTGGCGCAGGATCCTCCACACCGCCCCCCGCTGACCCAGCCCTCAAGGCGAAGAAGACGGTGAAGCTGTCTGGCATCACCGATGACATGTTCGACTGGGCGCTCCAGATGGTAGGGATCGCAGGAGAGGACTACAGCGATGGCTGACGCACCCACCCCGGCAGTGGGAGTTCGCCGGGTACGCACCACCGAGGGGGCCCGGTTCTTCGGCCTCCCGGTCGGAGGCGAGATCGGCAACCGCTACGACCCCAACATGAAGGCTGCCAAGCGGGCTACCTCCCTCACCCGGCTGACCAGCCTCCAGCGCCAGTTCGCAGTGGCCAAGAAGACTGGCAACCTCTCTCAGATGCGCTCCGTGCAGGAAGAGTTCACCATCGCGGTGAAGGACTACGCAGCCACCAACGGCCAGCTGACCGACGTCCTCAGCGCGCTGGTCGGGTCCCGGGGACGGTCGGACATGGCGATAGACAAGCAGAGCCTGAAGTCCTGATGGCCAGCTTCGGGGAGCAGTTCGAGGCTTCCCGGAAGACCAACCAAGCCATCAGGGCTCTGGAGGTGTCTGTCCGGATGCGGATCGCAGAGGCCTTTGCGGATTGGGTAGACGGCAGGCACAGCGACCAGTCCGTGCGCTGGGCGATGGAGGCCATCATCCGTGACGCCTACCGCTCCGCCGCAGCTGTCGGTCTTGCCCACCTGTCTGCACAGGCCGGGGTCCCCCGATGGAAGCCCACCGGGATGAGGGTCGAGGTGCTGCGCTCGGCGTACCTCGACGGTCTACTGGAGGACGTCCGCAAGAACCTTCGTGAGTACAAGGCCGGACCCCACGACGACGCCGCCCGAGCACGCTTCGTTTCCAGAATCGCCCACAGCGCTGGAGTGGCAGCCAGCAGAGGTCACACCGATGCTCTCCTGCGAGGAGCCCGGGAGCTGGTGGACACCTACGGCTTCGTCGTGCGCAAGGTGTGGCGAGCCAACTTCGTCAACCATGTCCCCTGCGAGCTGTGTGGGGCACTGGAGGGCACGGAAGTGGGTCTCGGGGAGGAGTTCCCCTCCGACAATCGGCTGAAGGTCTACGGGGACCTGAAGGGCCCCCCGCGCCACCCCCGGTGCATGTGCTGGCTGGTGATCCTGATCGAGGGGCTGGAGAACTACAACGACTCGACCACCGAGGACAGCACCACCTCTGAGCGGGAGACGTTGTCCACCGATGAGGTCCAGAAGATGAGCCCCGGCTTCTTCGTCAAGATCGTCCACTGGCTCCGGAAGCTGGTCAGGACGCTGAGGAGTGCAGATGAGTGAGCTTCCACAGGCCCATGAGACCGTCCGGGTCACCTTCGACACCTACCTCGGAGCCGCTGAAGGACTCCTTCTGGTGCTCGAAGATGCCCGGGTCACCGAGTGTGTCTACAGCTTCACAGGGCTCTCCCCGAACAGGATTCTGAAGATGGGCCTCACCCTCCAAGGTGACGTGGCCGATCTTCTAAGGCGTGTGGAGCTGATTTCGGGTTCTCACACGGAGTGACTTCCAGTGCTTTCAGAATCTCTCTGCTGAGGACAACCACATTGACCGGCACAACTGGCGACCCGCTGATCTTGGAGCTGGCCCGAAAGGTCACCCTCGCAGCTCGGGGAAGCAAGACTCGGTACGTCCGCACCCCTGAAGGCTCCCGCAAGTACGGCCTGCCCATCGGTGCACCGATCACACTGGATGCGGTCAAGCGCGCTGCGATCAGGCACCCGGGCATGGTCGCCCCCGAGGACAGCGCCACCGGGAACGGTTCCTCGACGAACGCTCCCAGCTCCGCCGCCTCCAAGCCGTCCATCGAGGCCCTCACCAAGGCCCTCACCCTGCCCGAGTCCGACAGTCCGAAGATGGTCACCCCCAAGGGAGACCAGAAGGTCAGCGTCGGCGGAGCCACGTTCAACTTCCCCTCCGGTTCCAAGGTCTTCCGGCCCAAGAAGAACCCGGATGGCTTCGCAGTGGTCCGGGACCCCAACTACGATCTGGTGCTGATCACCTCCAACGGCACCGCCAGCGACATCTCCGGTGAGTCCGAGCACGTCCTGAACGCCCGACTCGACGACATCGGCCCGAACGACTCCGAGTTCAGCTCTGAGGAACTCGGTGCTCCCGCAGGGGATGCTGGGAAGCCCTCAGCAGGGTCTCCAGACCCCAACGCGCCCGACACGGCGGATACCACTGACTACGCCCAGTTCCCGTCCTACAAGGACGTTCCTGACTACCTCGACGACAAGTACATCGCCAAGGTGGTCAGCGGCCTGAAGGCCACCGGGATGGACGAGACCACCCTGAAGGCGCTGGAGGACCAGCTCCACAAGCAGAACTCCGACATCAAGGACCGCTGGACCGAGGTCAACGACCCCGACACCCACGCCCAGCAGAAGAAGATCAAGGAGATCGAGGACCAGATGGCCGCGCTTCAGGCGCAGCTGGAGGACCTGAAGACTCCGAAGCCGAACCCGACCCCCGGCAAGAAGCCTGCTCCCGACGAGGGCACGCCCCCCGCCCCCGACTACTTCGGCAACCCCAAGGGCACGGACTACGCCAGCACCCCTGCGCCGAAGGTCGACGGCGCTTCCGCGCGCAAGAAGAACGCCACGGACAAGGCGGTCTCCACCGACATCGCGGCCAACGGCATCGACGGTGAGAAGACAGCCGCGAAGCCTGCCGAGCCCAAGAAGCCTGCCGAGCCCAAGAAGCCTGCCGAGCCCAAGAAGCCTGCCGAGCCCAAGAAGTCCACCAACAAGGAGCTGGCGACCACGCAGGCCGCTTCAGTGCTGAACACCCTCAACGACGGCCCGCTGGACTCGAACAACCCGGACCATCAGGCCATGGTCGACTCGTGGGAGAAGTACCTCGACGCCAACCCCGATGTCGCGGATGCCCTGACCCCGAAGCCCAACGCCCCCGAGACGAACCCGGAGCACGACAAGCAGCTCGCTGGGCTGGAGAAGGAGGCCCGCAAGAACGCTCTGGGCCTCGCCTCCACCGAGATCGGTGGCCAGAAGGTCTGGGCCCGCCGCAACCGCCAGACCGACAGCTTCGAGTACTCCGTCGAGGACGTTTCTGGAAATGACAACGTCTTCAAGACGCGCGAGGAGGCTCTCGCTCACGTCGCTGCGAACATGCCCGAGCCTGCCCCTGAGGACCACGTCTCCAAGCGGGACACCACCAACCTGCCCCCGGCAGAGATGACTCCCGACGAGATCTCCGCGACCATCGCCGACCTCGAAGCAGGACAGGCCGAGTTCGGCTACATCAGCCCGGAAGGGGAGAAGCGCCTCTCCGAGCTGAAGGCTGCCAAGGGTGGCAAGAAGCGCGCCCCCAAGGAGGCAGCTCCCGCTCCGGTCGAGCCGGTGGTCGGTGAGTCTGGAGTGAACACCGACCCGAACATGAAGGACTACTGGACCAAGGGCGACATGGACACCCACGGCATCGCGCCGGGGCTGCCCGATTTCCCGCAGCAGGCCGTGAGCCGGTCCCAGATCTTGGAGGCCAAGCCCGGAGACAAGTTCCTGCTGAGCCACCCAGACGACCCGGAGCACAACTCCCTGTGGAACGTCGGCAAGGACGGCTACGCGCACTCGATCTCCGAGGGCGGGGATCCCATGCCTGCCCCTCTCACCGAGTTCGCGGAGACCATGGAGTTCGGCTTCCAGATCCACCCGTTCAAGGGCAACAGCAAGAACAAGAACCCCAAGCCTGACCCGGTCCCCGGCGACGTCGCCACGGAGACGTGGACTGCCAGCGCGCCCGAGGGTGCCTCCGTCCAGTCCAGCAACGGCCTGATCGGTGTGAAGGACCGGGAAGGCAAGTGGACCACCGCCATGGGCCCTGTGGCTCCGGACTACTTCGACCCCGCAGACGTCAAGGATGACGACTCCGCCGTGGTCAGCCCGACACCCACCCCGGACCACCCTCTCGGGGCCACCCGGCAGATCTCCTCTGCTGAGGACCTCAAGCTGGTGCAGGTGGGAGACTCTCTCGCGTTCAAGGACAGCGCCATGACCGGGACCAAGAACTCTGACGGCACATGGACGCTGGAGAACGACGGACTGGTCTGGAAGATGGACGATGCCAGCATTCTGGCATCGGTGGAAACTCCCGGAACCACGTGGTGGCACGTCCCCAATCAGGAGCTGGCGGGCGATGAGCCCAAGAAGAACTGGAAGCCCGGGGAGGCCATCAAGCGTCTCGGTGACCTGCTCGCACAGAAGGTCGGCACCAAGCTCCGCTACAAGTTCAAGAAGCCCAAGCCCGATGGCACTGCCGAGTCGGTCTATGTGGTGTACCCCGACGGGAAGCTCAAGAAGGATGGCAGCGCCCACTCCTTCGACTACTGGACCCTGAAGTCCTCCGTCGCCAGCGGGCAGATCTCCGTGCTGGAGGTCCCGAAGGACGACGTCGTCCTCAATGAGCCCGACGTACCCGCCATCACCAAGGTCGAGGACTACACGGTCGGCGACAAGATCGCCGACTACAAGCACCTGAAGGCGATGAAGGCCGGGGATCAGATCACGATGACGATCCCGTCGTCCAAGAACGGTGGCCAGCCGACCGCCGTGGTGCTGACCCGCACCGACGACAACAAGGACTCCGCAGGCTTCATGTTCCTCGTGGGCAAGAAGGGTGCGGGCTACAACGCTCTGGGCGAGAACAACGCGTCCATCTTCCAAGCCATCTACGACGGTCGTGTGCACTTCGGAGACATCACCCAGCTGCCGGATGCTTCCGACAAGGAGCTGATGGACAGCGGCGACTGGAGCACCGTCGCCGACATCCCGCTGTGGGATGGTGGACCTCTCGTTTCCGAAAAGGATCTGCGTACCTTCATCGACGCCCAGATCTACTCCCGCGCCATGCAGGGCTCGTACTACAACACCGACCTGCTCCCCTCCAACAGCCCCTTCAAGTCCGCCTCCCTGCGCAAGCAGATGTCCAAGATGGCCATCAAGGAGTACAGCAAGCCCGGGATGCCTGCGCGCCACAAGCCCGCCATGATCCGCTTCGCAGCGGAGAAGCTGGGGCTCCAGTTCACCGATCCGGGCTCCGCGCTGATCCCCGATGACCTCGAACTGAAGGACTTCAAGACCAAGGTCACCGTCGGCAGGTTCGCCAACAAGAACGGCTTGCCCTCATCCGAGGCCGACAAGATGGGCCCGGAGTCGCTGGAGGTCACCGTCGCGGACATCAAGACCGCCCTCGCGGTGCTCGACAGCATGGACGTGATGACCGAGGACGACCAGAACAAGGCTGACAAGATCCTGAAGCGGGTCATGGCCATGCGCGGCAGCGCCCTTCAGGACATGAACGTCGCTCTCGGCATCGCCGCCTACTACAAGGTGGGCCGCTCGCATGACGAGAAGCACAAGTCCAACTTCGGGTTCGCTGCTCGCCAGCACGACAAGCGCCGCAACAAGGCCATGCTCAAGCAGATGCTGATCGAGCAGATGGAAGGCCGGGAGCCCGGCTACTACGGCATCCCCGAGAACGAGGTCTGGTACGACGCCTACGACGAGAACGGCAACGGCATCGGGGTCAAGTACACCAACTTCTCCACGCTGACCCGGCCCAAGGTCAACAGCGACACCGATTCTGGAAACAAGAGCGCCTACGCCGACGAGGCCAAGCAGGCACTGGCAGAGGTCAGCGACTCCAAGCTCCCGGCATCCCTCACGGCGAAGGACTTGGCCAACTACCCCAAGTCCTTCCATGGCAAGGCCGGGACGATGACCCGGATGGAGTCCAAGGGTCCGGTCAGCTACCACGGCACGATCCACTTCAACTCCTACAACAACGAGCCGGGCGGGAAGCCGCACTTCAAGTACGACGACGGAGCAGGCGCAGGGTTCGCCTTCGGCCCGAACGATCTGGTCACCCTCGATGCTGACGTGACCAACACAGCTCTCGATGAGAACGTGGCTGCGGTCCTCGACGGTCCTTCCGTGCAGGCCTACCCCGTGACGTGGGTGCAGCCGAAGCCTTCCGAGCACCTGCCCAGCTACGTCGTGTCCAAGAGCGCGACCGAGATCAACGGCAGCGAGCACTCGATCTGGATCATCAACAACGGTGGTGCAGACGGCTACAGCTTCTCCCCGTTCCTGAACGGCTACCACGTCGAGCACGACAACCACGACAACCACTACCCCTCCGCTGGGGCAGCGCAGGCCGGTGCGGAGGAGTACCTCGCGGCCAAGGCCAACGTGCCTGATGCCGAGATCCCGCAGTGGGAGAAGGACCTGATGGACTGGTCCAACACCGTGGAGGTCACGACCAAGGTCAACGACACCCCCGGGTCCGTCGACCTGTCCAAGTCCATCCTGCCTGAGGAACAGCGTGGCCTCCCCGGTGATGGGCACGTCATGATCCACCCGGTCGACGGCAGTGAGCCGAAGCCTTCGTGGGGCAAGTACGGCGCTGGTGGTGTCGTGGTCACGGCCATGGACAATGGCGTCAAGAAGGTCCTCGTGGGCAAGCGTGGCGACCGGGATGAGTGGTACCTCCCCGGTGGTGCCATCGACCAGAACGAGACCGGCCTTCAGGGTGCGATGCGCGAGTTCTCCGAGGAGATCCACGGTGGCGAAGGCATCCTGAGCAACCTCAAGCTCGTTAGTGAAAACAAGGCCGTGATCGGCAAGATCTCCGGCACCGACAAGGACTGGACCTACTCCACCATCGTCACCGACCTCGGTCAGGTGCAGGACATCACAGCCCCCTCCTTCACTGAGGACTGGGAGCTGAAGGAGTACCAGTGGTTCTCCGCTGAGGAGCTGACTGCACTGGAGTCCACAGGGGCCCTGCACGCCGCGCTGTCTCACGGCAACCTCGCCAAGCTGGCCGGGTTCGAGACCGGCGACATGACCGTCCCCACCGCTGCCTACAGCAAGATGGGCCCCGACAACCTTGCGGAACCCAAGTACGACATCTCTGGCTGGACGAAGATCGCCGGAGACATCGGAGGGTCGAACCCCGGAGGCGTCTACCTCGACGAGAGCGGCAAGAAGTTCTATGTCAAGAAGGGCACTCCCGGGCACATGCACAACGAGGTTGTGGCTTCCGCCTTCTATCACCACTTCGAGGTCAATGCCAACGAGGTCGCCTTGGGCAAGGATGGGAACAAGAGCGACCGTTATCTCGTGAGTCCGTGGATCGAGAACGACGGCAAGGCACTGCCCAAGGCAATGGTCGGACAGGGCCCCACCGGCAAGGCGTTCCTCGCCAAGGTGCAGGAAGACTTCGCCATCGACGCATGGCTGGGCAACTACGACGTGGCCGGGATGGGCCCGTGGAATCTCGTTGCTGACAAGGATGGCAAGCCCCTCCGCATCGACCCGGGGGGTGCGATGGGGTACCGCGCCACGGGTGGCAAGAAGGACTGGTGGAGTGGAGACCCCACCGACATCGACGACATGCGCAACGGATCGACCAAGTCCCCCGGCTACTCCAAGCTGCCTCAGGTCTTCGGGTCGATGGATGACGAGGCTGTGGGTGAGTCCGCCAAGAAGCTGCTGAACATCACCCCGGACCAGATCCACACCATCGTCCACTCCTCCGGGTTCAGCGACGCCGAGAAGGCTGAGTTGTACGACACGCTGGTGGAGCGCCGCGCCAAGATCCTCGACCGGTTCGGGATCAAGGACGAGACCCCCAACGCCGCCGTGAACGCGGTGGCCACCATTCAGGCCCACAGCAAGGGACAGGGAGCCTTCAAGAAGGGCGAGGTCGCCCAGCTCAAGCAGACCGGCGAGAAGTTCACCATCACCGGCTCCAACAACGAGATCTCCTACGGCGAGACCTCCCCCGGCGTCTACGGGGCCTACCTCAACGACGAGCTGTCGGTGCAGGATGCTCCGTTCACGATCCCCGCTGGTGAGACCTACGCCTTCTCCAGCAACGACAAGGTCTACACGGTGGGGGAGAAGGTCAGCGTCTCCAACCCCGAGACCGAGAAGTTCAAGGACGCTGTCGTGCTCAGCGCTGACCCCTCCAGTGGACTGGTGGAGCTGGACTACGCCGACGGCACCCACGGCTTCGCGGACAAGACCCACGTCGTGAAGGCTCCCGAGCCGCTGGGCAGCAACAGGGTCCCCACTGCACTGCCGGATGGTTACAAGCCGGTTCCTGCTGGAGAGAAGATTCTCGCCAAGTACAAGGGCGCGGACATCTACGCGGTGACCAATGGGGACAGCGTCGACTACCACTACGGGCCGAACAATGGCTCCGAGTCGGGGACGGTCTTTCATGCTGGGGGCATTGACACGGCCTTCATCAAGGACCACAAGGCGATGTGGGACTC